AAGACCCGGCTCATGTCTTCGGTATCGTTTTCCGAACCGCCGCTCATCGACCGTTGCAGCGTATCGATCACCACGAAGCCCGGTCTGAAGCCTTGGGTCTTCAGCGCAGCCAGCGCTTCCTTAACGTCATCTTCGTTGAAAAGATTGATCGGCACCTTCACGAACTGCAGGTTGTCACCGCAGGTCGCGCCGTTCAGCTTTTCCCATGCCGCCTGTCTGCGCAGCAGCCCGTGGAAGTCCTCGGCGGCGACATAGAGAACCGGCATCTGCTCGGTTGGGAAGGCCTTGGCCCACTCGCTGCCTGTGGCGACAGCACAGGCCATCGAGATGCCGGTGAAGCTTTTCTTGCCGATCTTGGCCTCGCCGAACAGAACATTGATGCCGTCTTTCACGACCAGGCTTTTGACCACCCAGCGTGTGGCGGGCGGCTTGTTAAAATCGCTCAGCTTGTAGAGGCGGAATTTTCCTGTGTACTCGCTCACGAGCGGTCTCACATATTGTCCTCTTCCCGCATCCCGGCCCATCCCGGCGCGACATATCTGGGCGACCTTGGCTTCAACCGTTGCGTCTGTAATTTGTCATGCTCGAACGGGTCATACTCGCTGACCACATTCCTCTCTCCGGTGCCCATAAAATCGTCATAGGCCCTTGGAAAAACGGGACGCGCGAACGTCAATGCAAGTGCATCGGCAATATCCGGTGAAGCGAGCCCGCGCTTCTTCATGTCGGACTTCTTTTCTAATTGAAGCTCGCCTTTGAGATTGTAATCGTACTCCGGACCAATGAGTTGATCGCGCAATTCCGAGCTGCGTGGGATGCAGAGATACTTCAATGCGTCGCGCATGCTGCCCCACATCTCGCTGCGGCAGCAGGCCGAACCGTGGCGACGCGGTCAAGTATGCCCAGAAGCGAACTGAATATCCTCGACCGGTAAGTTATGGCGGTGCGCCAGGTGATCGACCACCGCACCACCAACACCAGCGCCGTCAATGAAAATTACTTCCGTTCTATTCTTCTGGCAGAAATCCAAGATCTGATCTTCGAGCCGATCGCTGCTGATGCCGCGGTAAACCATGGGCAGTATCGAACGAGCATCCATTCCCTTCCGCGCGTAGATCACGCTGCAATCGTCGCCGAAGCGAGCCACGTCCACGCCAAGCACCAGTGGATCGTTGGGCTGGCGTACGAGCTCACGGCTCATCGCCGCTTCAACTAAATCATTTGGGATGAACTGCAGCGCGCTGAAGCTGGGAAACTCGCCGCGCACGCGAGTCATAAAAAAATAGGAATCTTCGCTGTGGTCCTCGCCCCACGCTTTGATCTGTTCTTTGTCACTGATCCGCACGTCGCGCGCATCCACATGGAAGCCAGTCCAGCGATGTGCAAAGCGCCCGAAACATTCACGAAAAGGTCCAACGCTGTGCAGCGGATTTCCAAACGCGCACCAGATGATCTCCGTGTTTACGTCCGTCATGACAGGCTCGAGCGTGGCCCAAATTATTTTATCGATAGCGCTCGCTTCATCCATGATGACCAGAATGCGCTTTCCTAAATTGTGGATGCCCGCGAAGCTTTCAGGTCTATGGGGATTCCAGGGAAGTAAATCTAACCTCCATGTTTGTTCATGCGCGACGTCGGCGCTAATCAACGCGGTCGCGGTTAATTCGAAGAACGCGCGGCCTTTAAACAGCCGGTACCACTTACGGAGTTCGGCACGGTTGCGAGTTGAGAGCTGTGCTTCGTTCGAGGCCGTCAAAATGCCTCTGCAATCTCTGCACGTGCTCATGGCCCAGAGGCAGATCCACGATGTGAGAGCTGTCTTCCCCACGCCGTGGCCAGATGCGACGGCGATACGAACGGCTTTGTTTAAAGGAAGACCATCGCGGATTGCCTGCAGCACTGCGCGCTGCCATCGCTCTGGTGATTTGCCTGCAAGCTCTGGCTCGTTCTTCCAGTCGAACATCGAGTCGACGAAAAGCTCAGGATCAGATCGGCAAGTGACCAAGTCGTCGGCGATCTCTTCCAGCGTCTCGCTCATCGCTCACTCAAAAGCCCACTTGCTTGAAGATGTAATTCAGGACGACGGTTCCGGGGAACGCCATCGGCATGTGAAGATGGGCGTTGACTGCGGCCGGGAAGCCCTGGGTGAAGTACGTTCCTGCATCAGGCGCGAGAACATGGTTGACGCCTCGCGGCTCCTTTGCGTCGCGCTGCATCTCGGCGAGGCCGGTCATGCTTTGTCAGGGTCGTCGTATAATCCGCAATTGACCGGATCGAGTTCTTTGTCGCGCCGTTCTTGCTCAAGATCGAGTAGGCGCAGCGTCTCAGCCATTTCTAGATTGAGCTTCACCGTTTTGGCGACGGCCTCCTGGCGCTGGCGTTGCGTATCTGCCTCGACCATCTGGTCGATCAGTCCGCCCGGCTCAGCACCAGACGGTTGCCTGATCGGCGCAGCATTCACCCACCCAGTGCCGCGCTTGACGACCGGCTTGTTGCGTTCGTGGTCTGGGATCATGGATGCGCTGTTCGAGATGCCGCGCCTGCCATCAGCGACGATCTCGGCCATCAGCGAATCCGGCACCGCGCGCCGCATCAGGTACTCGGTCACCGAAAGGCCGTGCATCTTGGCCACGGTCTCAAGTAGCTCGTTCTCCGTCGCGTTGCTCATGGTGCACTCCTAGCGTTTAATTTCCGGGCCAAACTCACTCAAAATGTCCTTGCCCTCGGGGAGCTGCCGCGTCGTCAAACCATGTTGCCCGCCACTCGGGTGGATGTCGCGACCACCACCAACGCCGACAGCTGCAACGTTGTCCGTTGGGCCGACGGGATTTGCGTAGCCGCCACCTCGACTAAGGAGTTGGTCCTTCTCGTATGCGACTTGTTGGCCGAGTTGCGATGCACCGGCTGGCGAAGCACGGTGAGGTTTCGGTTCGGCCTTCGGTGCGTCGACGTGTCGAACGTTCTTCGAATGTAATCCGCCTGCGGGTCGATGGGTTGGCATTTTAAACCTCCATGGTTTGAGTTCAGTTCAGTTGGTCGTTCAGTTAAGTTCGCTATAATGAATGGCCTATGGCGCCCGGATGATGCCGGCAGGCGTTGCGGGAATTTGCCCGTCCGGAAATCGCGCGCGCTGTGCATTGTAAGACTCCTGGTCCCAACTTTGGACTGTGACTGGCGGCACACCGCCCTGACCCGTGCTGGTGATCCAGTTTGTCCAGGCGATGTCTGCGGGGCGGCTGCCGTTGTAGACCGTACCAGCTGGCACTAGCCGATCTTGTAAGAACCATCCGCCGCCAAGAACCATGTAGACCATGTGGGTCAGTCCTCCAGCTCGTCGCGAATGCCGCGCCTTTTGAAGGGCCGTCGTTTGAACCTCTTCGATGGCTTCTGCCTTTCCTTCTGCCAGTTCGCTTTCACGAGTTGCTGCGTACTCGGATCCGTTAACCCAGGATAAATTTGCGAACTTATTTTTCTTGCTCGCCCGGACGCGTTTTGCATCTCCAAATTACTTCGGTGCCATTCTCTGCGTATCGCTTCCCCGCGTGCCATTGTGGATCACTCCTTCTGTTGTGCTGATGAAGAAAAATCGGCGGAGAGTGGGTCAGGCAACTCAACCTGCTCTCCGCCGGTCGACGCAACGTCTGCAACGGCTGAGGTGACCGGAGCCGCCACGCTGGACTGAGTTTCCAGTTCCGCCTTTAGCCGAGCAATTTCTTCCTTTTGCCGCTCGATGATCTCGGTCAGAATATCGATATCAACTTCCAGTTCTTCTTCTCGAGCGGTCGATTCCTTAATCACCGGAGGACTCGCTTCTTCCAAGCGGTACCCAGGTCGTTCCACACTAAAGCCAAGTGCGGGCTCATCGCCGAGCGGATCATGATGCCAAGGCGAGCCGGCCGGCTGGCGCGGAACGTCAACGTCATTGATGAGCTGGTCAATCTTGGCGAAGCGACCGCCGCGCGTCTCATCAACAAAGGCCTGCGTGAAGCCCAAACGGTTAGACTTCTCGTCGCGCTGGTACGTCGGCCTGGGCTTGGGCTCGATTGGCTTGGTGCTGCGCGGCGGCGGAGCGCGCAGCTTGTATTTCTCTGCAATCAACCGGGTATCTTCCCACATCCGAAAATAAGCATCGACCATCGGCTTCAGGTCAGCATGCTGCGCAAGCCATTCGGCCCACTCGACATCGTTCAGAAGAGCTTTTGTTTCGAGCAGCGTTTGCCGATCCGCTCCATACTTTCGGAGAGGGCGGTGCCACCGCGCAGAGCGCGAATTGTTTTCGCGTTGACTTCGGCGCGGTAGTTGCTCATGTGCGCGCCCTCATTGCTTCGAGGATCCGTGGAAGGCGCGTCATGTCGTCGACGGAGAAGCCGAGCACCGTCCTGTCGTCGGGCCACGGCATTGGCGACCACACGATCAACGGCTCCGGCGCCTGCGGCAGCGTCGCGCCTTGGTCGCGGGCCGCCTGGGCGAGGCCATCGATGATATTTGGGTCTGGATTAGGCCGCAGGCGGATGACATAGGTCGAGCGGTCGTTGCTGGTCATTGGTTGCGCCTCAGAAATGTCGGGATGTCCAGACCGTCGTCGGCGTGGCCGTTGCCTCCATACTTGCCCTCAATATCCATACTTGCCCTATTAC